TCTTCAAGTCGAGTAATGACGCTTGCAAATTCTGATACACCGCGCAGCTGCCCCATGCGTTCAAGCGATGCAACCTGCAATATGCTGCTAGCCGGCACGCGCTTGGTTGACGTTTTTAAGGTGTAGCCGTCTGGTTCACCGGGGTGTTTTTTATAAATGTGATAGGCAACTCTGCGACCCCATGCATTACGTTCAATACCTTGGCGTATTTTGTCGCCATCGTTGTAATCCATTGGCACCAGATCGGCTTCAAACATTTCAATGCTGAATGGAACTTTTGTGCCATGATCAAGCGTTGGAATAAATCCAGTAAGCAATTGCGCGAAGCCTTCACCGTCACGCATCCATGTACGGCACATCACTCGCTGAGCCTGGCTGAACGTGTAGGTATGGGTTACCTCCGGCGTTTTACTCCAGTTCTTATATGCTTCGCGTAGCGCGTCTGCATAAACGGTATTAATAGTGCCATCGGCACTTCTTGGCTGCGGCTCAATACCAATACCGCTTGCACCTACTACGTTATTGACGAATGCCCGAATGATGCCTTTAGCGATGTCATGATTACGTTCAAGATGACGCGCCTGCGTACGCAAAGCTACAGCACCTTGGCTTACCAATTGATTAGGGGATGATTGATCTCGATTAAACTTGCGGGCCCGGCTTGGTTTTGCGGCCTCGTAGTGGGATAAAACATGGCGGGCATTTGTGCGTTTAACAGCAGAAATAGGCGCAAAAAACTCTACTAAAGCATCGACAGGGTTTCTCATTGGTCAAACCTCGCCTGCGCAACATTTAAACCACCTATTTGTTTCGACTTTACTGAGGCCGGGGTCTGCTCTGATTTAACACGAGACTCCCACTCCATGCGCCCGGCGCGAACGTCAGCCAGATCTTCATAGCCAAGTTTTCGCCCTTTGAATTCGACGCTTTTACCTTCAAGAATGGCTTGCTCTGCAGCCAAGTATTTAGCGAGCATGTCTGTAGCAGTTGTCATGCTGCCCAGACTAAACAATTGCTAGTCCACTTTTTAGGGGAAAAGTGGACTAAATTTCATTACTGTTATTTTTTACCGACTATCTTGTAAATAGACGTTTTACCAAGGCCATACTTGCTCATCATATCCTCCAGGTTTCGGCCATTGAATTCGCGACGAATTGCTTCATTGCGCTGCGCGACATCTGGACGTGGGGTTTTTGCAATATAGATCTCCTGGCCACTAAACCTTTTCTTTAAACCATTCACTATGGGCTCAGCCAATGTAGCTGCATACTGTTCATGGAATCCAATCTCCTCACGCAAGATGGCCGTAATTTCAAAACGCAGGCTTACTGCATCATCATCATTGTTTATTTTGATGGTCATCTTCTATTCATCCAATCATCGCTGGCAAATTTATTCGGTTGTTTTACTGCTGCAACAGGAGCCGCTGCCGGCTGTCTTATAGCTTTTTTAGGTTTAGTTTCAACTACGGTTGGCGCCACTTCTATATCAAACATATCATTTACTACCGGCTGCACTTTGGCTTCCAGATCAGCCCAGAATCGCTCTGTCTTTTTGTGCAGGTCAAAGTGAATTTCAAGCCATATTGCATAGACGGTACAATCAAGTGCCTCAACACGCTTACGTGTAGCTACCCATGCTGATTCCTCAGCTCCGCGTGCATTGCGACGAGTGGTTCTTTTTTCACCGGTGATCTGTTTAAAGAATTCATCTGATAACTCATGTGAGAAATGGACATAGCCGGGCCCAGGCTTAGTTATCTGTAAGCGGTTATAAAACATATCCTTTGCATGGTTTGTACCCACCCACCATAGAATGCCGCCTTGTTTTGATACCTTGCCGCGCCAGTCAATATCTACTTTTGAAGCGCCATCCTTGATGTGTTTTTCACGCCCGTTTCTACCGGCAATGGCATGAACACGGCGGCGCTGATGCTTGCTGCAGAAGTTATACACTGCATGTGTGTTGTGACCGCGTGAGTCGACCGCAGTCGCGTATATTTTCACCTGATTACCGCTGGCATGCTGGAATTGAGTTTCAAACAGGAATTCTTCAAGATCGTCCCAAACCTCATCCTGGGATGGGTTACCAAAGAATATGCGGTGTGCAATTACCCACATTTGACCGCCGCGGCCATAACCCCAAACCACACACTCAAGCCGGTTATCCTGCGTATCAACACCAGCAAGCAACAGCAAGCACCCCATAGGCAGTCGTTCAAGCGGGTATGGTTCTGCCCTGGATTTAATTTCGTCTGAGTCTGTTTTATCTACGTCCTGAGCCCAATAATCACCGCGTGTAGTGTTGGTGAAGGTCTGCATCTTTTCAGACTTGCCCTCCATCATCTCCTGATGCGCTTCAAGAAACTCACGCACGATACCGGCCCATGAAACATTAGGGCTATAGGCAGACCAGACATGCACGGCAACATGGCGTGGCGCGCGGATAATATTGTCTTCGATGTCACGAAACACACCATTGAAATCAGAAGTGATGCCTGATTCAGATTCGTAACGTCCCTGATCAGCAATTGATAGGTATTCGGCCTGAGTGATTAATGCCCCGCAATGCGGGCATAAATGACGGACGCTTTCATAATCACCTTCATTCCACTTGAAGCCATGCGGCTCATCTTTACCGCCCCAGCTGATTGCATGGTAATCGCCGCAATGTGGACAAGGCACGCGATAAGTCATGAATACATCGGCATTACGTTCACGTTTCTGGATATTACTGAAGCCGTCCAGTTTTGGCGTGGTGCCAAATATCATTTTTGGGAAAGTCGCACCTTCAACACGCTTACCTGCCAGATCTCCGGCGTCGCCTTCTTTTTCGATATTACTGTCGAATGCATCGTATTCATCCAGGTAACCGGTATCAACCGAAATCCTGCGATAGTTTTTAGCGGCCTTGCCCCCACGCAGATGACACATGCTGCCTTTGAATTTTTTTTGCTGCAGCGTGTTGTCTTTATCGCGCGCATTGGTACTAGATATCACTTGCGACATTGCATCAACATCACGCAGCATGGGATCAAGCTCTGTCTTTACAAACTCATCCCGGTCATCATCTGTCGGCTGCCACAATGCCTGGTTGCGTCGTTTGTGATGCGCGGTATATCCAATACATGCCAGAATGCACTTTGTGTAGCCTACACGTGCAGATTTTCGCCAGTTGATCTCTTCAATATCATCATTAGACATCCAGGATAAAATCGCACGCTGAAACGGCCAAGCCTTCCATTTCTGTTCAACATAGCTGGACTCTTTTGATAGATAGAAATGCTTTTCAGCCCACTGATCCAAAGTAAGTGGTTCAGGCACACCAAAGGCCTGCATGCCAAGCATCAGGCTTCGCTCAATATTGCCTATATCAAAAACATTACTGTCTATTGCGCCCATTTGTTATTTCTCTTTGCTCAATATTTTTTCATGTGCCGCTTGCGCTTATTTATACCTGGCAAACTTACCTAGACTATTCTCAGGTGATAACTGCCATAACTGAAAAATCCACTTACCATTAATCATTGCTTTACTGATTGAATAATTACCTTTACGCACCGCATAAGCGCCCCACTGCTCCCACATTACTCAAAATCACCTGAAACAATGTCTTCATCAGCAATAGTTACATTGTCGTTGATGTCATTTAGAGACATCGATGCAACTTCATTTCTTACAATAGAAATTTCACTGTCAATTAAATCAATAGCCTCTGAAGGTAAAGATGGGAAACGACGTTTAACTCTTCCAGGTATAGAATCAAACTTACCGTTGATACGTGCAGCTGCTTTCGCTAAAACTTCTTCCAGCAAGTCAACTGGTGCAAGCTGATTGCGGGTTATCGCATTTTGAAACGCAACTTTATCAGCCTGCTCTTTGGCCAATCGAGCGCGTTCACTTACCAGGTCAAGACTTCCATCAGATCCAGCACGACCGGCAGCCTGCTCTCTAAGATGCGAGCAATATGCAATCAGCCAATTACTAGCAATATCTCCGTCAGTTAAAATTCCACGCTTGATCAAATCACTAACAGCAGGCTGAGAAATGCCAACAATCTCACCGAAAACCTTTTGAGTTACGGCAATTTGCAAACTGCTTAACATATCTAAGTTACTGTTTTGTATGATATAACCCCTTTATAAAAACCCTGTGACTAGAGAAAACATGAGCCTCTCATTACCCTTACAGCTTACTTCTGGGAGTACCTTCACTTTTCAACCCACATAGCAAAGCGTATCAATCCATAACCAACCACAACAACAAGAAATCCTGCAGCAAGGAACGGTGTTGAGATAAACGATTTAATCATCTTGTTCATCGTGCAGTCCGCACGGCGTAAGCCCATGACTCTTTAAAGTTAACGGCAAAGTCTGATCGTGCTTTGCTTGCAAATTTATCGATGTCGAAGTGCTTACTGTAGTTGGCGCGTTTAACAAACATCAGAATGGGTCGTATGTCTGAACCATGCGTGCCGGTCTTAGCCCAGATACCACGATGTAGGTGATCTGCACCACTGGCATAGAAGTAAACAACACCATTGATTTTGACGTACTTGCTTTGACGTTTGCCTTTGGAGTTCTTATCGGTACGCTTGGCAAGCTTTGCTCTTGTCTCAGCTGTGCTGTTGGCCTTGTAACCCTGCTCACCAAAGCCACCGAAGTATGAGATTAATTTAACAATCAACGATGCTGGTACGTTGCCGTACTGATTCAACTCATTGAGTTCTGACGCTGGTACGATATCTTCGTTGAAACCAAGCATGCCAAGCTTACGGAATGCCAACTCATAGCGTGCCAGCCTTGATTGGCCGCCGCTGAAGTGATGGCCAAGAACATCGGCAGGACTATTGCCGCCCGACTTGGAAAGCATGCCCTGGTCTTTAACACCGAACGCTGCTATCAGGTCACGCTTATTGGCGCTTGAGTTAAATACAGAATTCATGGTGTAGCGTGTTGGCTGGTCAAATACGCTTAGAAACTTTGCACGCATATCATCAGCGCCTTGCTTTGCTGTTTTGGTCAAAGCAACAGCAGCTGCAAACGGCACCTGTTTAGAAAACCTATCAACAAATCCAATTGTTTGATTGATGTCTGATTTAAAGCTGATCTGCATGATTAGGCTGCTTTCTGGTTATTCATGGTCAATTGATTTTTTAAGCGCTGCCGGTAGTCATTCATGCTTTCCCCAGCGCGGGCTTCAATACCAACCTCACGGCCTTTAGCAATCGTCCCTTCATCGGTCATCAGCCAGCTGTTGTCTGTCTTTGGTTTCAACTCATTGCGAATGATTGCATCCAGGTAACCAGCTGCTATCTTCTCAGGCCACGGCTTGTTTTTCCTTGCAAGCTGTACGCATTGCTCAATGAAATCAAATGGGATGTTTTCAGAAACCCACCTGCACAGTATTGGGTTGATGCTGGTAACAGCCACGTTTAATTTAATCAAACGACACGCAAGCAATCCTTCAGGCCTCGGTGCTTGATTTTCAGGTG